CTCTGGAGCTTTTGGTGAATTAGGTGCAACCATCACTGGTTGATTGTCGCCTGCTTTTTTATTTAAGTTAGGAACAAGATTTAAATATATCTTGTTCTTTGGTTGGTCGTTCATTATTATACCTCATTTTGAGTTGTGATCTCATCACGCTTACTATTAAATTTATTTAAAATAGAATTGTAAGTGGATTGATCTTTTATTTTTATCTGATTAAGAAGATCTTTGTTTGCTCTCCAAAGGAAATCTAGTTTCGCAGTGTGAGGAGCAAATGCTATCTTCTTTGTCAGTTCATTAACTATACTATCATCATAATTTATATTGTTTGATGTAGTATCTTTTTCATTCATTGGCTGTACTGGAATATCTAATTCCTCATACTCTTCCTTTGAAGTTATATCTTCAAGAAGAATACCCATGAATGATAAAGCTCGTGTGATTGCAAATGTTTCAGCAATCTCTAAGTAGCCTGGTTTATCTCTGTATTGTTTAGAGTAACCTGTTGCTACAATATGTTCAGGATCTGATTTAGTTATAATACATTTCATTATAACATAACGATCAGAGTGTTCTTGTATTACACAATTGATTCCATACTCAGTACCAAACACTTCTCTAAAGTATTTAATCTTACTCCAAGCTGATACTGTTTTCTTTCTATGTTGATTTAAGTATGAGCCATGAGCTGCACACAAATCATTAACTTGTTTTAGTTTGTCTTTCATTCGTTGTTTCCTTTTTGTTGTTTAAACCCAATCTATTTTTTAATCTATAGACTAAGTCATGTCGTTCATGAATGCAAGAGTAAGCAAATACTTCTTTACCATTATAGTATAATCTACTCCTGTTATTAACCACTTGATGTTTAGTTAATCTTTTAAAAAACTTATCACAATTATAAGGATCATATCTCACATCATTCATTTCAAATGTATGAACATAACCATTCATAAGTATAATAGTTAATATTAATTTCATTTAGCAATCAATGTTAGTAGCAATATTGCTATAACAATAATCAATAATAGTTTTGTAAACAAACTTCTAAACTCCTTATCTTCTTTTTCTTGTCTGGTGGTGCAATTAACTTAGCCATCTCAAAAGGATTACCTTTGCAAATATAAACTAAGTTCTGTCTGATCTTTGCTTTAATTAAATCCTGCTGAATTAAAAATTCCATATACTCAGGCGTAAGTAATTCACAGGTGTCAGGTGTAAAGACATTAAAGTTATCTTGATTAACATAAAGTAAATGAGGAACTTTTTTTGTAGCGTGCCAGTAGAATGCACATTGGCGTACATGATTTATGTCTGGTTGTTTTGGTAAGTATGCTTTTATCCAACTGAAACCAGCTTTGGTATCTGATTTTCTTTTTGATCTATGCTTTGTCTTTAATTCTACAAGTTTAGTTCCATTCATTTGCTCGTAATCTATTCTGCCTATCTTATCTAAAACTAATTCTTTAAATTTATAAGTACAATATCTTTCGCTTGCTACTTCTTCTCCTAGTTTAAGATCATCTAATGCTTTGCAAGTAATCTTAATCATATCAACAAGATAATTTTTTGTATCTTCGTGTTGCTCTTTATCTAATTCATTATGAGGTTTATATTTATCGTACTCAGTAAGCTCTTCCTTAATAATTGTATCTATATTTTTTTTCTCAATAAGCATTCTCTTCTCTGCTTCATACATATATTTAGAAACATATTTTTGTGATGCTCTACCAATAGATACTCCAGCGTTCATTCGGAACGATATGTTTTTATTACGCCTATCAGTTTGATCAAACAAACAATAGTTAACTAACCAATCTGCATTCGTTTGTGCAGTTTGACTTGGTGATCCATGATCAAGTTTAAGTTTTTCATAATACTTAATACAAATATCAGGATCAAAATTATTTATTGCCGATATAGAATTGTTCTTTGTTAAATCAATAACCATTTTTTACCTCTTTCATTGTTGTAAATACTGTTTACCTTTATTGGTTATTATAGTCAATACATATTTTTAAATTATTTATTTGACATATAATCATTATGGTTATATAGGGATTTTTAACGAAAGGAATAATAATGAAACTTAAAAACCAACTAAAAAAACTACTTAAAAAGTATCACAAAACATTTGATTGTTTTGGCAACAGAAGGAAAAATAAATGACACTAAACGAGTACAAAGAAAAGCACAAACTTAGCAATAAAGATCTTGCAAAGTTAATAGGATTAACAGGCAAGAATCCTATCGTATCTGTGATTAGGTATTTAAAGTCAGAGAGAATACCTCATCCTAGATTTATGAAAGTGATAACAGAAAAGACAGGTGTTCAACCTAATAGCTTTTACGAGGAGTGGTATGACAAGTATAAAATATGAAAAGGCAATCGTAATTTGGGAAGATATTAACAGTTGCGATAGTGCATGGAACAGTCAATCAGATTTAGAAAATCTTAAACCTGCTATGTGTAATACAATAGGTTATCTTTATGAAGACAATCCTAACTTTATTAAAATGTTTGCAACATACAGCATAGATCCAAACACTGATGAACTAGACGTTGGAGATGCAATTGTTATTCCAAAAGGTTGTGTTGTTTCAATTAAAAAATTGGAGAACTAAATGATTGATCAAGAGCTGCATGTTGAGGATGTAATAGAAATGTACAACGAAAAGATTTTAATTCTTCAAAAAGAAATAGATAGATTAAACGAAGAGATACAAGTTCTTAACATTGAACTAATGAAAGAAAGATCTAAGAACTATGGCAAGAGAGATATACTTTAGTAAAGCAAGAGTTAATTGGTACAATGAATGGCATCGCCAGATACAGAATGATCATTGGCGTATGATTGATATAGACTCTTACGAGTATTGTAATGAATGTAGAAATGGCATAGCCATTATTGAAACTACCTACGATGTAGGTAAATATAATTTATTATAACATTGAGGGTGCTGACTATCCAACGTTTAAGATCGCAAAAATTAATACCATTTTGGAGGAAATAGACCCCATTTCTGAGGGTTCTTTGATTGAATTAAATGAGCAGGAATATATAGGTTATTTGAATTGGTTAAGACAACAGCATGTTTGCAAAGCTAAACATGAAGTAAAACAGCATAAATGCAGGTAAATCATGGGTAAATACGCAAGCCATATAAGAGTTCCTGTAAGTTTATTTAAGAACGATATATTCTTAGGCTTGGCAGGTAGGAATAAAGCCGATTGTTTAGCGATACTTGTTGTGCTTTTGAGATACTCAAATCAGAAGACAGGCGAATGCTACCCACGTCTTGCTCATATGCACAGCCTACTTGGACTATCTAAGGCTACAATTTATAGACGTATTAAGTTAATGGTGTCTATTGGATTGCTTAAAAAAAAGCGGCTTTCCTCTACTAATTTGTATAAACTTAACCCTATTTTAATGGTAGGAAGCAGTCAGGGTGACGTGAGTGATACGTCAGGGGGACTGATCAGTGCAGTCAGGCTGACTGGTATTAATAAAGATAACTTTAATATATATCTTAATAGAAATAATTCTAATAATAAAATGGATAATGATAATAGAATAGATGAGATTATAAATAAGTTTAAGAATGATAAAGATGTATTGATTAGTACATTGTCTAAATTCTTACAGACTACCCCACCTGCCGAACATAACAAGCTATTAAATAACCCAACTTATAAATGGTATATGAAGCTAGTGTTGGAATATAGACAGCAAGAGCTACGCCAAAAAAAATTATTGCCTGAAACTATTGCAAAGCAAAAGATAACAGAGGCTTTACAAGCCAATGGTAAGAAGCGAAGTGAGAGATATGTTGCTCGTGTAAAGTATAACAAAGCCAATGGTATCAAACCTTGGGAAAAAAAATAAATGGGAGGAAGACCAAGCCGAAAGATCTTTTGTATGGGTGTGTCTAAACATAGAGGTGGCAAGCCATGTCTTTCTAAAGGCTACCCAACAGGTAAGTTTGATAAGTCTGGAAACAATGTTTATAAGTGTCGTTTCCATGGTGGAGGAAACACTGATTACTTTGGTTTTAAAGACAGAGCAGGCAAAGGTGGTTTTAAAAAGTCTGGCTATGATGATGAAAGTAGGATAACAGTTTTACAAAAACTAAAGCAATTCAAAAATGACAGAAGCAAAGCCGAGCAATACTATTACTCAACCATTAAACCAAAACTTATTCAGCAATCCTACACTAGCAGATACATTCATAGAGCAGATCTACGCAGGAGTGCAGGTATCAGAGCTATTAAAGCCAAACAATCCTTATCAGATCAGCTTGATGTCATTCTACAATCAATTAAGAAAGCCAGAGAATAAAGAATTTAACGAAAGATTTACTTATGCAAGGCAGATTGGCGTTCAGACACTCGTTGAAAAATTAATTAATATCTATTCAGCAACAGACAAAGTTCCTGATCCTCAAACCATTATGTTTTTAAAAGAGAAGACAAAGTTTTTGCAATGGCTCGGTGAAAAAATAACTGATCTTTATGGTATAAAATCTAAAGAATTAATTAATAAAGGAACAGTTAATAATATTGTTGTGTCTTGGCTGGACTCACCTGAGTTGGAAAGCAAGTACACTCAATACGAGAAGATAAACCAAGCCAAGACTGAAGTTATAGATCAGTAATTTATTTGTTTTATATCTTCAAACTTATAATCAATTAAGCTATCCAACATTTCTTGTTTAACTTGTAAGTTATCATTAAATATTTTTTCTATATCGTAGTTATTATCTTCAATATATTTACTAATTAACTTATCAATTAACTTTGATACTGTTGTTTGTTCATGTCTTGAACAGCTAATTAACTTCTTCCACACAGCAAGTTTAATGCTGATCATTTTTCTATTACTTACAACATCCAAGCCATTTAGTATTATTGTTTTTTTATTGTGCATGTTCAAAATTATCCTCCATTATTTTATGTGCCAAATGATCTCATTAATTTGATTTAATTGAAAGCGATTATATAAATCAAATTGATCTAATAACTTTTCATCATTTAACAAAGCTATCTTCTCTTTGAGCTGTTGTATTGTGATCATTAGGCTACCTCTTTTATTGTTTCAAACTCATACATATTTTCATCACAAATTAAACACACATAAGGATAGTCTATGTCTTTATGTATTTCTACATAGAGATTAGATAAACAATTATGACACAGTTTATCTTTTAACTTGTGTTCAGATTTATATTCTTTATTCATTATATTGCCTCCTGGTTATCAATCCAAACTTTAGCATCTCTAATAGTTTTAAAATCTTGAGCTACACAGTCAAGCATATCTGGTGTCCAGATCATCCAATACTCAACACCTTTATCATTATAAGCGTTGCTAATATTCCAGTCTTTATAGATTATGTTTTCCATTGTTTTTATTTTCCTTTCGTTATTGTTTAACTTTGTTGGCTCTTAAAAAAGAATTGATATCATTCTTCATGCAAGCAATGATACCGCAAAACATATTACCCTCTATGTTTTTAAATGCTTTGTCTTTTTTAATTTGTTTTTCTAGTTTAATCATAAAGCAATCAAATTGTTTTTTATATTTGTTAATTGCTTTTTGGTGTACACATTTTTTATCAGTCATGTTTTTACCTTTCGTTAGTAGTTAGTTAGTTTAAAGTATTCATCTAGGTAAACTAGCAAGTGCATTGAAGCATAGCCTAGAAGAATAATTATAGCTGTTATAAGCAAAGCGTTTAAGTCTGATCTATTAAACATTAAGCAACCTCCTTACTAGGTTTATATATTTCTATTTCGGTAGGCTGATATTCAAACATATAATCATCCTCTCCAATTTGTTTAATTATTTTATCTTCTAAAAAATTATTATAAGCATCTTTTTTAGATTTACCTTTAACTAAATATTTACGAATAAGTTCTGGATATTCAGTTATTATATATTTTTTCATTTTATAACCCTTTCAGTTGTTATGTTTGTTTTTATATAACCATTTAGGTTTATTGTCAATAGTTAGTTAGATCTATAAACGTAGTAAACATTACCATTAACAGTTATTTCATTTTCTTCGCCATCATAACTTGATAGAAAATGAGCTCT